CATCTACAGCCTTCGCGCCGGGAAGGAGACGCATCATTACTTCATCGGTCGTGAGTCGAACGTCTACACCTCGCAGGAAATGTTCAAATATCTAGTCAGCAGCATCAACCGCGAAGCGAAGCAGACCGCGAAAGCCCAAACCGGGAACGATTCCGGGAATTACTGGAGGAGTTTTTGCAAAGGGGCAGCGTACTCTGTGCAGAAACGTTGCCAGCAGATTCACCAAGATGCTGAGCACTCGACTAGGACGCCGGGCACAGCGCTTGTCCTGGCATCGCTATACCAACAGGAACAGGAGGCCAACCAGAGTCTCATCGCTCAGATATTCGGCAAGCTGCGCACCACAAAGAGTCGCACGCGGGGTGCGGACTCGGAAGCCTTTGGCGCCGGGCAGGAGTATGGCAAGAAGGTATCTCTCAACAACCAAATCGGAGGTCCATCGACTAAATCACCGCGCCTCAACTAGCGTCACAGAACTCCGGTTGCCCGTTCTAAATCACTTCTCTTTACTTCGCTCAACGACAAGCGTACAAAGCCAAACTCATTCAAGCAGGAGGGCGAATGAGTTTGGCGCCGGGCAGGAGTATGGCAAGAAGGTATCTCTCAACAACCAAATCGCAATGCACCGTAGTCTCTCATCCCACAGAAAGGGAATGCAATGAACAACGACAAAGTCTACACCGTCAGCAAAAGCCTCCCGAAGACCGTCATCAACGTAATCCTCCTCACGGATGAATGCACCCCGAAGACGGATGTTTTCCTCGCAGCGACAAAGAACGTCTGCGAGGTGCATTCGCTGAGCAAGAAAGATTTCAAAAAGCAGTACGTGGGGGCGCTGTGGGGTGCGTCCCTGTACCCGGCAGTTCGGGCGGCTGAGGAAATGCTGGCCGCTCCGAAAGTCAAATTCTCAACCGCAGCACTAGATCACATCGAAAGGATCATCAACATGGATACAAGAGGCAAGAGCAGTGAGCAAATCCGGCAGGAAGTTTTGCGCCTGTCGGGAGAATTGCCCAAGGGGCACGTTCTGAAGGATGTGCCCAAGTCATACCCGGATCGTGGGACAGGCATAGCAGCATTCACCGCGATCCGCAAAGCAATTCTTTCACTCACCACCAAGGAGAGCACCATGGCAAAGAAGGAAACGAAGGCCGCAGCACCGGGAGAAGCATACGTCATTACAATGGCGCGGGCCGCAGAAGCGAAGGCGAAGAAGGCCGCAGACGCCGACAAGACCAAGACCGCAGACAAGAAGGCAGCGAAGTCCGATGCCGGCAAGACCAAGGCCAGCGGGGAGGCGAAGGCCAGCAAAGCCGATGAGAAGAGGTCCAAGATTCTCAGTGGTGCATACGTGCTCAACGGCAAAGCCGCCACCGTCAAGACGCCGGAGGAACTGCGCCTGCACGAAGGTTCTGCCCGCTACAAGTTGATGGAATTCATGTTTGCGAATGCCGGCAAACAGAAGAACGGGGTGCCGGTGCAGAAGCTGGTGGACCTGTTGGGTGACGATGCCGCATACGCGATCCAGAGCATGAGCAAGACCGGGTACGAATTTGTCAAGCAGGTTTGACCTTTACTTCACCACGCTGCACGCGTACCGTCTGGGCGCTATCCTTCGGGGTAGCGCCTTTTTATTGCCTATCAGGGGGAAAAATGAAAGTCATAATCGGCGCAGGTCTGTCAGGACTGATCTGCGGGGCACTCAATGCCCAGGCGCAAATCTATGAGCGCAATTCTCCGGATTTTGTCTCTCACCGCGCACTGCTGCGGTTTAGGGATGACAAAATCGCCAAATCCATCGGGATCGAATTCAAGAAAGTCAGGGTGCGGAAGGGCATCTGGCATCATGGCAACTGCCCCGGCCCATCTCCTCATCTCGCTAACATGTACAGCCAAAAGGTTCGCGGCGTCTTGACGGAGGCCAGCATTTGGGACCTCGAACACTCGGACAGGTTCATCGCTCCGGATAACCTGCATCAAATTCTCTCCGACATCTGCGGCAATCGCGTCTGCTGGGAGGAGACTATCACCGCTGACCGCATTGGCGATTGGCGGGAAGCCGGGAGCCACATCGTGAACACCTCCCCACTCCCGAAGCTGCTGGAGATGCTCTGCGTGCCTACGGATGGCATACAGTTCAACTTCGCCCCTATTTCTGTCTCCCGCTATCACATCCCCGACTGCGATGTGTACCAAACCATCTACTTCCCTGACCCAGCGATGGGGATGTACCGCGCCTCAATCACCGGAAGCCTTCTCACCATCGAAAGTGTGGCGATGGTCCCGAGCAACACGGACATACCTCAGGTTGAACTCGAAACTGCGCTGGAGGCTTTCGGTATCAAGTATGTCACCACGACACCGGAACGCATCTCTCACAAGCAGTCATATGGCAAGATACTCCCGGTGGACAACCTAGCGAGGAAGGCTTTGCTGCACCGGCTCACGCAGGATTGGGGCATATGGTCGCTGGGGCGATTCGGCACGTGGCGAAATATCCTATTGGATGATGTATATGAGGACATCGCCCACATCCGTAGGATGCAGCAGCAAACCCTCTATGACTATTCCCTAGAAAGGAACAAACGATGAAAGTCACCCTCCTTAGCTACACACCGGACGCGCTGAACCTTCTCCTCGTGACAAAGGGCACCCGTCTGGCACACGGGGAAGACCCGAGCACTTGGTCACCCGAGAAGAAACAAGAGCACTTGGACTACATGCGCGACACGATCAAGTCATCGTGGGAGTTTGTAGACTACGCTTTCAAGATCGAAGGAGTCACCCGTGCCTTCACTCACCAGCTGGTCCGCACCCGGCCAGACTCCTACGCGCAAGAGGCGATGCGGGTTGTTGATGTGCGAGAGCGTGCAGCGGTAATCCCGGAGTCAGTCAACACCCAAGAGCGTCAATCTGCGTGGGAGAGGGCTGAGCACGCGATGATGAACGGGTATGCCGAGTTAATCGGACTTGGGGTGCCGGTACAAGACGCACGCGGAATTCTCCCGACTAACATCCCCACCTCCATCATCGTCAAAAAGAACCTCCGCAGCCTAGCGAACACCGCTGAACTCCGCCTCTGCACCCGGACCCAGGGGGAGTATCAAAATGTGTTCCGTGAAATGAAGCGGCTGGTCGTAGAGGTCCATCCGTGGGCAGAAGAGTTCATCAACGTCTACTGCGTCAACCACACTCACTGCGCCTTTCCCCGATACGGGGAGAAGGAGTGCCCGGTGTATCCGGTGGTGATGCCCAACCGGATCGTGGCGGACATGAGAAAGACCATCAAGGCCAGGTTCAATTCCGTACGACATGAGGCTGCGATGGTGGCGAAGGATGGGAAGGCCCAGTGAATAAAAATGGGGCCAAAGCCAATGTGTGCCGGTGCGGGAATAGACTCACAACGAGCAAGCTTGTTGATGGGCTATGCCTCGCCTGCGTTCGGGAGAAGGGGGAGGAGATGGCCGGGAAAGGCGGCTGAGCGTGGTTTAGGCATGGCTAGGTTCGTGGCGGTGATTTTGCCCGCTACCCTACTAGCCAGATTTTTCAAAAGTCGATTCTAGGCACTTTCAAATCAATCCTAAAACATTTATTTGAAATTCAGATACTTACGAAAGGAGTACACGGCACTATGAAGTACCAGCTGATCGACATCGACAACTGCATCTCGGACGATACTTGGCGGCGGCACCTCATCCTCCCACGTCCGGAAGACGGCAGCAACCCTCCCTCCCGATTCCATGAATATCACTGCAAGGCCCACTGGGACGCAATCCGGAACAAGGAGCACCTGCGGGATGATTTGGCGAAAGATTCCCACCTCATCATCGTCACCGCTAGGCCAATCCAGTACAGGCCATGGCTGGACATATGGCTTCGCAAACACGCTCTTTACCCGATGCACATCTTGATGCGCAACAATCACGATTGTCGGCCAAGCGTGTTGGTGAAGCGGGATATGGTCAGCTGGCTCCTTGATCCGAATATGTACGCTGTCGAGAAGGAACAGATCACGGAGGCCATCGATGACCGGCTGGATATCGTGGAGATGTATCGCTCACTCGGCATCCCTGCGAAACTTGTGAAAATTGGAGAGCACCATGCCGATGCGTAAAAAATGTCTGGCGATACAGAGCGGGGATTCAGCCGTGTGCGATCATTGCGATCAAAGCTGGGACATGAATGACCCTGATCCACCAGCTTGCCTATGTGAATCCGCCATCCCAAACTTCCTCCGCAAAGACGCACCACGCCTCCCCAGCATCGAAATTCCGGACATCCTCGAAGCCGCCAGGAACGTCTTCCAGGATAGGGATGTAGCATACGGATCGAACTACAAGAGGTTTGGTGCCCTTTTGCTGGCGCTGTTCCCAGAAGGCGGCATCCCCGCGATCCGCGATGAAGCGAGCGCCAACCGTCTCACTGCGCTTATGGACTGCGCCGGTAAGCTGCATCGCTATGCGCACAACTTCGAGTCCGGAGGCCACGGCGATTCCGCCAGCGATCTGATCGTGTATGCGGCGATGCTGAAGGAGTTTACACGATGATACTTTTTGGGGACATCACGGCGCGTCTTCTGAAGGAGAAGCGGGTGAATGGCTTCTTCGTGCAAAAGCAAGCTGAGCCTCCGACTAACTTTGAGGTTGCCGCATTCGACTCTGCATTCAACGGCAAGACCGCGAAAAAGGGAGGAGGGCGTGAGCTTCCTTGGGGCCGGTGGTTGGTGGAATCGCTATTCCCAACGTTCATCTACCAAGAGCACGGGCAGAACCTCCGAAAGCTGGTGAGTGACCCGCAAGTCTGGAAGCTGGAGGGCTTCTCCGGGAATGACAACAATTCCTTTGGGCGCATGGCCCGTCCACGCGAGGAGGTGCCGGAAGGGTTTGTCAACTTTATGCTTGATCGCTGGAAAGGAGACTATCGCGGCATGCCGCAGTACTTCTTCGATGTAGAGTACCCGGAGTGGGTGGTTGCACCACTCTCAGGGCGCCCGGATGTCCCGAAGACCGGGCGCACGGCTGTCTCATGCGTCATGCTGTATGGCTTCCAATGGCTCAACGAGCAAGCCCACATCACCATCATGCTTCGGCACCTCAACTGGAGTCATGCGTGGGGAGATGTATTTGGCGCGGAGGAGGCGCTGCGCGCAATCTGTAAGGAACTCAAGTTGCCTAAATCCGCTATGGGCAACGTCAACATCTTCGCCAACAGTGCATCGATGGATGAGCCGCAAGCGGCCAAGAAGTATCTCAAGGAGATTGGCTATGGCATATCGTGAAATGAAGTTCGATCGCAAGACCGCAAAGGTGTCCCGCTATTTCCAACGGGTAATGAGTCCGGATCACATTGGGCCTATCTCACTGCAGGTGGCTTTGACGGACTCGTGTTTCAACCGTTGCATTATGTGCGACCATCCGGCACGGAAGAAGATGCATCGAATGGAAGTCACAGATTGGGTCAGGAAGCTGAGGTTGTTCAAAGATGCCGGTCTGGAATCCGTCTGCTACTCCGGAGGTGACCCGATGGCCTATACAGACTTCAACGATGTTATGGCAGCCCACATCCAACTCAACATTCGCTTCGGGATGACGATCACCGGATACGTTCCGCACTACATAGACCTGAACTTGCTTAATCGCGCAGACTGGGTGCGGGTGTCTTTGGACGCGGTGACGCCGGAGGTGTATGAGAAGGTTCGCGGAAAGACGCCGGTGGCGAAGGTCAAAGATGGCATCGAACGCATGGTCAAGGCAGGGGTAGCAGTCGGCCTCGGGATAACCCTGCACGCGGATAACGTTGCGGACCTGCCGAATGTCCTGGCATACGCGGACACACTCGGGATCATGGATATCGAAACTCATCACATAGTTCCGGACTCCGGGGTGCGAGCAGTCCGGGTGCCGGAGAAGTGGGAGCGAAAGATTGAGCCGTTCCAGAACTGCCATGCCGTCAGGTATCAGCTGTACATCGATGCGGAAGGGGATGTGTACCCTTGCTGCATAACGGCAGGCGATGCGCAAGCCGTACCTCAGGCTCAGGCGCTTGGGAACCTTTGGGTGGATTCGTGGGACGCGATATGGGAGGAGGTTCTGAAATACTCGAAGCTGAACTACAAGGAACTCCCGGAGATATGCCGCACCTGCTGTATCCAGCGGCTGAGCCAGATCAACTCCATTGTCGATCAGCTGCAAGCGCAAGACAGCAAATCGTTTTTTTAGGCCGATGTCGGAGGCAGCTGGAGAGCATCACCCCGACAAACATGGCAATTAGAGATGAGGGATAGGAAATGATTATTTTTGACACTGAGACCACCGGGCTGCTGATGCCCGAAGGAGCACCACTCATAGCGCAACCGCACGTTATCGAACTGGCGATGGTAAAGCTTGATGACTCCTCCTACAAGGAGTTAGACCGCTATGAAGCGTTGCTCAAGCCAGGCATCGACATTGATGAAGAGTTGCACGCGAGGATAACCGGCTTAAAAAATTCAGACCTCGCAGACAAACCCACCTTCCTCGAACTGCTGGATGAGTTTGTGGAATTCTTCATCGGGGAGGAGAAGTTGATTGCGCACAATCTCGAATTCGACCGTGGGGTGCTAGTCTGTGAGTTGTCCCGTATTGGGCGTGAATTTTCCTTCCCCTACCCACCGATGCAAATATGCACGGTAGATCGAACCAAGCACCTCAAGGGGAGGAGACTCAAACTAACGGAACTCTATGAACTCAAGTTTGACCGGAAGCTAAACCAGAAGCACCGCGCTATGAGTGACGTTGAGGCGCTGGTGGAAATTGTACAGGAGATGCAACTATGACGCAGCAGCGAGAGTACATGCAAAATCACAAATCGAAGGAAAAGCCGATGTGGTATGGTGCCTTCTTGTTGGTCAATGAATCTGACAAAGCCTATCTCCTCTGCGACGGGACAGGCCTTGTCAAGATGCACCATCCGGTATGAACACAATCTCCGTCGCAACATTCATTCCGTGGGAGTCTCTAAACCTACTCATGACAATTCTCGGCATTATGTTGCTGGCGGGGATTTTCGCAATAATCGCACTGCAACCTAGAAAGGACAAACATGAAATTCCAATTCATGACCGAGCAGAACCAACGAGCAATAGTCATCACCCTGGAGACGGGCCGGTCATCCGCCTATGATCGCGCACCCTCACGCATTCAACTGGATCATCGTCGCACTAATGCTGGCTGCGTGCGTGAGGAATGCGTTTGCCGGGAACTGGCTGCAGGCCGGGTATTGGCTCTGCGGCGCACTCATTAACGTCATCGTCACTGTGGGGTTGAAATGAGATCATCTGTTGAGACTAAATACCACGGCATATCAGGAGGACATTTTCTATGATCAACCTTCGCATCCATACGGAATTTCACTTTGACTTCTCTGATCGTGGGTATGGGAAGTTGGCCGCAGTCGTGGGGAGGCTAAAGGCTATGGGGCAGACAGCAGGCGTCATCACCGATGCGACCACCTTCGGCCACATAGGCTGGTTCCGGGAGTGCACGAAGGCCGGATTGCATCCGCTACTGGGTGCGGAGATTCGGGTGCCAATTGAGGAGGGCGCAAACGGCAAAATTACCCTCATAGCACGGAACGATGACGGGTTGCGGGAATTATACAACCTCACCTCACTCACCGCGTCTGAGCAGGTATCGCTGGACGATGTGCTCAAATCCTCCCTCAATGTCATCAAGCTGACTGGCACCTCCGGCGTGTCTGCTTGCGAGGTGCCGAAGCGGCTGCGCAAGAGTTGGTACCACGACATTTCCCCATCAACCCCTCCAGAGTTACGCACGGAAAGAGGGTTGCCGATGGTTGCCACATCTGACAATCGTTACCCCTGCATAGAGGATCGTGCTGCTTTTTCGCTCTTTGGAGGATCGAAGGAAAATCACCCTCAGCACCTCCTTTCTGAGCGGGAGGCGCGTGCGCTTATCAAAGGGCTTCCCGCTTCCGCATTTACGCTGAGTGACGAGATAGCGAAGACTTGCAAGGTCACCATCCCTTCGGCGCAGAACATGAAGGTGAAAGGTGATCTGGAAAAGATATGCCGCGATAACATCCGTGCGCGCCTGGGCCGCTGGACGAAACGATACGATGATCGGCTGAAACTCGAACTCAAAATGATCAAGGAGAAAAAATTTGAAGACTATTTCCTCATCATTAGTGACATGGTTCGATATGCGAAGCGAAACATGGTTGTGGGACCGGCGCGTGGCAGTGCGGCCGGTAGTCTTGTCTGTTTCCTTGCTGATATCACAGACGTTGACCCTATACAGCATGGCCTACTTTTTGAACGATTCATTGACGTTACCAGGGCTGATCTGCCGGACATTGACCTTGACTTCCCCGACAATAAGAGAGAGTTGGTCATCACTTATCTCCGAGAGCGATATGGAGATGACAATGTGGCTCACATCGGGAACGTCTTGACCTTCCAACCCAAGTCGATCATCCGTCACCTCAGCCGCAAGCTTGACGTACACATCCGCGAGTTCCAGCCACTCTTGGATTCGATGATTGAGCGAAGCAGCGGTGATACTCGGGGCGAACTTTGCTTGCTGGACACATTGGAGGGGATTGAAGCCGGGAAGACGATAATGACCCGCTTCCCTCAAGTGCGCACTGCTACGGCATTTGAGGGCCACGCTAACACTGCAGGTACGCACGCTGCTGGGATTATCGTCTGCGCCAACCCGGTGAAGGATTACTGCACGGTGAACGCAAAGAACTTCACTTCCCAGATCGACAAGGTGGATGCGGAGAGGCTGAACCTGCTAAAAATTGACATCTTGGGGCTCCGGACGCTGAGTGTGCTTGAGTATGTGCTCAGCATAATCCCAAAAAGAATCGACCTCACCAAGATTCCGCTGGAGGATGCGGCCGCATTCCGTCTCATCAACGAAGGCAAGTGGGCAGGCATCTTTCAATTCGAGGGGGATGCCGTGCAGATGCTTTCTAAGCAGATCACCGTGGATCAATTCTCAGATGTGGTGGCGCTGTCTGCTCTTGCTAGGCCAGGACCGCTGAACAGCGGAGGTGCTACCAACTGGGCCAACCGGCGCATGGGCCGCGAGGAGACTACGCATTTGCACCCTCTGATTGAGGAGTTCACGCAAGAGACTTACGGCATCATCGTCTATCAGGAGCAAGTGATGTCCATCTCCCGGAAAGTCGGGATGCTGGCGTGGGAGGATGTGACTGAAATCCGGAAGACTATGGCGAAGTCGAAAGGCGAGGAGCACTTCAACCAATACTGGGTCAAGTTCCTCGCTGGCGCTCTCAAGCAAGGGATCAAGAAGGAGGTGGCAGAGAAAATTTGGGGTCACCTTTCAACGATGGGTGCGTGGGCCTTTAACAAATCGCATGCGGTATCGTATGGCCTGATATCATACTGGTGCGCGTACCTGAAGGTGCACTTCCCGAAGGAGTTTGCCGCTGCCACCCTCCGACATACGAAAGGCGAGGAGCAGACTGTCAATCTGTTACGCGAGTTGCAAGAGGAGGGCATCAACTATGCCTCCTTTGACATCAAGACCTCCCGAGAGAACTGGGAGGTGATCAACGGCACCCTCACCGGCGGCTTCATAAACCTCAAGGGCATCGGTGAGACGGGAGCAGAGGAGTTAGTGCGCACCCGTGGCAAGTGGACCGATAAGCAAAAGGAGCGGGTTGCCAAAGCTGAGGTTCTGTACAGCAACGTCTTCCCCACCAAGACTCGCTATGGGCAGATGTATGATAATCCGAAGGGTTGCGGCTTCCCTGGAGTGAAGAGGTTCTGGACGGCACGCGAGTTGGATGCGGCGAAGAATGCTGATGAGCTGCCGGATGAATTTTACTTCATTGGGCGTCTTGCTGATAAAGTCCCGCGTGACCTGAATGAGTACATCTTTCAGGTGAAGCGAGTTCAGGAGGGCAGGCCCAAGCTGCTAACGCATGAAACAGCGTATTTGAACCTTGTGGCTGAGGACGATACAGGGCGGGTGTACTGCGGCGTGAACAACCGCATGTATGAGGACGTAGGTAGGCCGATAGTGAACGAAGGGATCGTGGGGAAGTCTTGGTATGTGTTTCGAGGGCGCTTAAATAAAATTCGGCGCATTAACATCACTTGGGCGAAAGACATCACAGAGGAGGAGCACGCGTGATTATATTCTTCAGCATCTGGGGCGCTTGGATCGTATTCAATCTGCTGGTGGTAACGCTTATGCACCGGCAAATCTTCATTAACAATGACCAGATGATCGCTAGTGCGTCCGGTCTGTTTTGGAACAGGACCATCATCTTGTCGCCGGGACTCGGCCTGGTGCTGACGCCGGATGAGGCGAAAGCGATACTGTTGCATGAGGAGGCACACCACAATCTGCACCACATCTGGGAGAATTTTGTTGTGGCCAGCCTTCTCCCGTTCCTCCTTCCGTTCCGAAGGAGGAGGCGGCAGATGCAGGAATTTGAGGCAGATGCATACGCGGCAGCGGTAGTTGGGCCCGCAACAATGGCCTCAGCGATTAGCAAGCTGTCCAGCGCCCAATTTGACCGAATCAGAGTTATGCAGCTGAAATATCATTTTGAGGGGCGTGACAGCTCATTTAATCGAAACGTTGGGCCGGTAGAATAGCGCAGCTGTAAGATGAGAATTTTGTACATAAAGCGAGGCTGGCCTATACGCCGGGTGGGACCGGAAGACTGGGCCCATTTTGGTGAGGCGAACCCAAAGTTGAATGAGCATTATGCGGAGCAAGTAGTGCGGCATCTCGCTCAGTTAGGGTACAGCGCAAAAAAATCATAGATGTTCATTCAGGGGGACACAATGGGACTTGAGGCCACAAGTTGGGGGTGGTTGCGGGATGGGGTGCGGAAGACGTTACCTGCCTTCTCCATAATGGAGCGGGTGGAGAACGGGGTGTTGGCGGGGATGGCTGATGTCAACTACGTCATCCGTGGCGTTGAAGGGTGGATCGAACTAAAGGCTGTTGACCTCCCGAAGCGGGACGGCACCCCAGTGCTTGGGCCGAAGGATGGGTTGAGCACCGCGCAAAAGAACTGGCACATGCAACGCATCGGGATGTGCGGCAAGACGTTCATCTTCATCTCTGCTGATCCGTACCGTTGGTTGGTTGGGGGAGTCTGGGCTGATCAGGTCAACAACTGGGATAGAGAGCGGCTGTGCGATAGCTCACTCATGTGGTATGACGAGAACTGGACGGAGTTCCAGTGGAAGGCGCTCATCCGGCACCTCGCCTTCGAGATGGTGTCTACACGGAACGTGACAGCATAACCAACAAGGAGAAGGCCATGAGCGATGAAGGAGCGATGCAAAAGCAACTCAAAGAGCAAGGCCAAATGCTGATGATCACCATTGAATCCGCAGAGGCAGCCGGAGCTGACGTGCTAGACATCCATCTAGCGAAGCGCCACCTGCGCCGCGCCATTGAAATGACGTATGAGGCGCTGCAGAAGCGGGAGGACCAGCTTGAAGATAATCGATGACCTCTGGCGATACGGGGAGGCGCAGACCTCGCTCTTTATGGCAGAGGCTGTCATCGAGGAGGATTGGGGTGTGCGCGTTTACGGCCATCACGTTATGGGAGGTCGCACTGGGGCAAACCTCGAAGATCTTCAACCGGCCACGGAGGAAGACTGGGGGCAGTGGGTTGCCTGCGAAAGATTCCGCAGAGGAAGGAAGGTGAGGCATGGGGCGTGAGCAAGAATATCGCAACCGGGTAAACACCCGGAGGCTATACCTGTATGAGAGTGCATACTTGCAATCTCACGGGGAGATTATGGGGATGCGTGCACTTCGCCTCTTGGCATTGCGCATCTGGCGCGGGGAGGGGTTGTCTCCGGACAAGTTCCCAAGGATCGTGGCCGGGTGCGGGGTGCGGTATCTTGGGAAGTGGTGCTCATACTGCGATTTTGCGAATGGGATGGAAATTGCACTCATCTAC